GGTCGGGGATCTTGATTTGGAGCCAGGTTTCGCGGGAGGTTTGAAGTTTGAACATGGCGTTACTCCGCAGGGTTGGTGATGAGAGGGTTGCGCGCGGTTAACTTGCCACCGGGCCAGGCGATGAAGTGGAGGGACACGTCGGCCTTGACCTCCACGGGCGTCATGGACAGCGTTAGTGCGCAGACGGGGTAATTTTCCAGGCCCAGGATGGTCAGGATGGGCCGCTGTAGGTTTTCAAAGAGTTTGCTATCAGCCATGGTCAGTTCTCGGGGTTGGTCAGTGAAACAGGCGGTCAGTAAGGGCGCCAGAGCCCGGGTGGAGCGCCCGGGCCTGGCTACCGGCGACTGACCAGCGCCGGGTTAGGCGATCAGGGTATCCGCCAGGGGTGACAGCAGCACCGCCACCAGGCCCTTGTCGGTGGCGCCGGATTTGTAGCTCTGGAAGGTGAACGACACCTCCGTGCCATTGGGGCTGTTGATGGCCGGAGTGGCCAGCTCGATAAGGGCGTGATCCAGGGTGAGGGTAAGCTTTTCGTTGCCGGCGGTGGCGCCCGTGCCGGCGCCATGGGTCAGGGAGATGGCGAGGGCGGTGTCGGTGCGGGCGACGGCCTTGTCGATGAAGGCGGAAAACAGATCGGTATCGACCAGCACGGTAATGGAGCCCGAAATATCGGCGAAGCCTTCCGGCAGGTCGTAGCGCTCGCCGTTGGTGCCGAGGGTGTAGCGGCCGGCGTCGAGGTTGTTGTTGATGGTGATCTGGGCGCTTTTGACCTTGGTCGATGGCGAGCCGCCGATGCTGACGGCGGCATCGGGAGCAAACCAGCCGTTGTGACCGGTGTCGCCCAGGGTGCCATCCAGCGGCGCGGCGGCGATGGTGTATTTGGCGCCATTGATCTGCATTTGCAGGGTGGCGGCGCCCTCCTGGGGAATATCGATGGTGGCGGAGCCAACGCGGCACCCCTGAAACTGCTCGACTTTGCTTGTGATGCCGGCGCTGGCCCAATCCTTTTCAACCAGCAGGCCGACGGGCAGGGCCTTGGGGCGGAAGGTGTGGGTGAAAGGGGCCACCGCGCCGGTGGTGACCGGCGCGCCGAGGCAGTGACGCAGGTAAAAGCCGACGTGCTCGGGCGCCAGCTCGACGTTGAGGTTGCCGCTGACATCCACGTTGCCGGCGCCGGGGATGGTGCGCGAACGGTCGGCGGAGATGGTGTTGGGCTGCACCAAATTCTGGCTGGCGACCAGGGAGCATTCGGTGAAATAGGCCAGCATCCCCTTGGTGACGCTGGTGGTGGATTTGTAAGTCACCTCGTCATAGACGGCGACTTTGACGGCGGAACCTAAAACGGCCATGGGTTAATCCTCGACGGGGGCGTTGGCTGGGGGGGTGGTGGCGGCGGGGACGATGACAAAGCCGCGCGGGGCCAGGCGGGCCGCCACCTCGCGCGTGACCTCGTATTCCTGGCCGGTTAAATAGGGCCCAAAGGCCATATAAAGGCGGTTGGGGTTGATGATGCGCACGGTGGGGGCGACGGTTGGGGTGGCTTTGGGGGACATGTCAGCTCCGGATGGATAGGGCAAAACGGGATTTGAAGGCGAAGTCGGCGCCATACCACCAGACGCCGCCATCCTGCTGGAGCAGGCGCTCGCTGACGGCGTAGACGGGCTCTGAGCCAGCCGGGCGCCAGCCGATGAGGCTGTCGCGCAGGCGGTCGAGCAGGGCGGCGGCGCCATGCTCGCCCCACAGGTGGCGCAGGCATAAGGTGGTGCCCAGGCGCAGAATGCGCTCCTGCTCCACCCGCCCGATGAGCTGGGGCTCGCCAAAGGTGGAGCCGGGGTAGGCCAGCAGGACGGCGCCGAGGGGGTGCACCAGGCGATAGCTGGTCGGGGCGGCCGGGAACAGGTCGACCTCCAGCTCCGGCAGGCCGGCGCGGATCTGCGCCAGGGCCTGGTCGATGAAGGTTTGGGTGGCGAGCATTAGGGCGCATCCACCGACGGCCAGCCGCTGCCGATCTCGGCCGCCACGGCAGCGAGGGCGGCCAGGTCAGTAGCCCCGTCGATCATCGCCTTGAGGGCGGTGCTGCGGTCGTGGCAGGCTTGGCCATGGGTGCTCAGGGCGGCCTGTAACGCCAAGACGCCGCTGGCGTCCAGGGGGATCTGGGCGTCGTCGGCGCAGGTCCAGGCGGTGGCGAAGGGCAGGCCCAGGGCCAGGCTGGTCAACGCGGTGATGCTGGCGTTGGAGATGCGCAGGATGGAGTCCCGGTCGGCATCCACCGGGTGGCCGGCGTAACGGTAGCCGCCGGTCTCGGCGGCCAGGCGCGCGGCCTGGCGCTCGGCCTGGGCGGCGGTGCGGCGCAGGGCCAGTTCCGCCTGCTCGGCGGCGTGGTACTCGCCTGCTGTCAGCACGTCCAGTACGCCGGGCACGGCCAGGTGTGTGCCGTCCGGGGCGGTGCCGTAGAAGGTCGGGGTGGCCGTCGGGTACTGGCTCTCCAGGGCAAAACCAAAGAGAAGGCCGGGAATGGCCGGGAACATCGGGCCGTGGCGCATGGGGGCCTGGGTGCAGGGCACGCCGGTCTGGGCATCGACGTAGGTGTAACGCAGATAGGTCATGGCATGATCGCTTTGGTGAGGGCGTGGTTTACGCGCAGGCCGCGCTGCTGGACGTGGCGGGCCAGATCGACCCGCTGACGCCAGCCGTTGACGTGGCGGAGCAGGCCGAAGTAGCTGTTGATGCTTTGGGCTGGGTTGGCGAGCGCCTCGCGCAGGCGGCGCTTGGCGGTGGCCAGGGTGCGGCGGCGCAGATAGCGCGCGTAGGGCCGCACGACCGACCCCACGAACGCCACGCCCTGGTCTGCGCGCTGCACATGGGTCTTGCGCGGATGAAACTGCACGCGCAGCACGTCGCGCGCGAAGTCGCCCAGTTGTTGGCTGAGCGCGTGCAGCTCGCGCGGGCCTTGGTCGCGATGGCCGACGATCACCAGGTCATCGACATAGCGCACATAGTGGCGCTGGCGCAGCTCGCGCTTAACGAACTGGTCGAGCGGGTCGAGATAGACGTTGGCAAAAAACTGGCTGGTCAGGTTGCCGATCGGCAGGCCGCGGCCGCCGCTGCTGAACAGGCTTTTATGTGGCGGGATGGCTTGCATGAGCCGCGCCGAGCTGCGGACCTGCACATCCGTGGTCGGATCATGGTGGAGCAGCAGGCGGGTGAGGTGCAGGGTGTAGGCATCCTGAATGCGGCGCGCCAGCAGGCGATCGAGCACCTGCTTGTCGATACTGACAAAGAAGTTGGCAACATCCATCTGCAAGGTATAGCGCGGCTCACTCCAGTCCTGGGTGGCCGAGCGCAGGTGGCGGGTCAGCCGATCAACGGCGTAGAGCGTGCCGCGGCCGGGGATGCAGGCGCATGAATCAACGCTGAAGGCCCGATAAAACGCCGGTGAAATGCGGTTGTGGAGAAGGTGATGGAGGATGCGATCACGAAACTCGGCCGCCCAGATCTCGCGCGGCTTGGGGTGCGTGACGACAAAGCACATGGATCGGCCGGGGGCATACTCCAGGCGGTGCAGGTCGTGATAAAGCGCCATCAGGTTGCGCTCAAGCTGCTGCTCGAACGCCATGGCGTTGCGGGTATTGCGCTTGCGCTGGCGGCAATCGTAATAGGCCTGAAAAAGCTCCTCGATCGTGATGTTACATGGCGGTGCTACTGGTCGCCTGGCCGCCCGCGCCCGGTTGTTGTTCGTCTTATTGTTGGTGTTCTGGTTGCCGGGGTTGGACGTGTTGTAGTTCTGATTCCACCCATTAGTGGCCGAGAACTCGGAGCTTGGCGACACACTCACAGATCGCACCGCACGCGCCTTGATGGCGGGCGCGGCGCAACTGGCCTGCATCCCGCAAGCCCTCTCGTCACCGGCGGTGACGGGTGTCGCCCCGATCAGTCGGTCGCTGATGGACACGGTTGCCTCCATCATTCTGCCGACACCGCGCTTTTTTGCCAGCCGCTCGCCTGGCGGATGACACTATCAGTCAAGATCACGACCGAGGAAAACTGGCGCACGCTCATCAGGCGCAGGTCCTTTGCCAACCGCAACGCCAGTTCGACGGCCTGCATGCGCTCCACAATCACCCCGAGCAACGTAGCGCGCTCGGCGCGACGGCTGTTGGCGTGATAGATCAAGAGCACAACCTCCACCACATCTTCCCGGACGCGGGTCGCGAAGGTTTTGAAGTCGCGCGGGAAGTGGCGCGTTACCTCGGTGACTCGCAGCAGCAGGTCATACGTCGCTTTGTATATCGGCAGGTGTTGGTATTGCGCCATGGCGTTATGTAAAGGATTGAAGGATTAAAGGATTGATCGCCTGGCCGCCCGCGCCCGGTAGTTGCTCGTCTTATAGTAGGTGGCCTGGTTGCCGGGGTAGGACGTGTTGTAGACCTGAGTCCACCCATAAGTGGCCGAGAACTCGGAGCTTGGCCAGTAGCGCGCGCTGCTGCTGAACGTCAGTGCCTCGGCGGCGCCGGTCTGGAACAGGGCCACCGCCGTCTGCGCCGGGTTGCTGGTCGTGTAAGCGGCGCCCGCCGGGTCGCTGTGCCGGTTGGCGCCGTGCTCGGCGGTCAGGTCGGCGAGGTTGGCGTCGCGCGTATAGCTGGCGCTGGGGCGGTTCACTACGACGTAATTGTTATCAGTGACCGGCTTCAGATGGCGCCACACCAGTTCTAACTCGTCTCTGGCCGGAATATACCAGTCAGTGAAACCGCCGATCCCACCCGCCGTGTTGATGGCGGTGATCCACTGGGCCAGCGGGTAAAGCGGCACCAGCGGGTTGGTGTTCTCGGCCTGCATGGCGGCGGTGGCGGCGCGCCCGTTGGTCAAGGTCCGGCAGGCGGCCGGGTCAGCTGTGTTAGCGGTCTTGTAAGCTACGCTGGCGTTCTCGCCACTGGCCTTGGGGGCGAGGATGATTTTCCACGGCACCGCGATGACCCAATCGGTGTAGGTAGTGCCGACGTTGCCGGCCAGCGTGGCGGTCACGTCCAGGGTGAGCTGGTCACCCGTGCCCGCGAGCACGGTAGCGGTCACCACGCCCTGGGTGGAATTCGTGGATGCCAGGCGCACGGCCTGGCCGACGTAGAACAGCCCCAGGTCGGCCGGAGGGATGGTCAGGGTCACGGCACCCAGTGCCCCGACGACATAACTGCCGGTGGCGGTGGTGGCGGTATCGTAAATAGCGCCAGTGTAATAACCGCCGTCCAGGGGGCTGCCAATGGCGGGCGGCGCGGCCGGCGCCACGCCCAAGGTGTTGGCGAGCACGTCGATGGTCAGCTCGCGCGTGGCGTCGCCGGCGGTGATGGTGAGGGTATCCAGGCCGATCACGGCGCCGACATAGGTGATAATCAGGCCGTTGAGGGTAGCCGTGCCGGTGAGGGCGCTCACCCCGTAGGTGGTATAGGCGTCCTTGGTCAGCAACTCGATGGTCAGCTCTACGCCAGCGGCGATGCTGAGCACGGGGCCATTCAGGCTCAGGTTAGGCGGCCCCAGCGGCCCGGTAGGGCCAGTCATGGCCCAGGGCAGGTCCGTCCAGACCTGG